GCCTGTCGGGCCGGTGGCCCCGGTATCGCCTTGTGGCCCGGTTGCGCCGGTATCGCCCTGCAAACCTTGCGGCCCCTGCGGCCCTTGTGGCCCTGTCGGGCCTTGTGGCCCGGTCGCACCTGTTGCCCCGGTGTCGCCCTGCAAACCCTGCGGCCCCTGCGGCCCAGTGGCACCCGTAGCGCCAGTGGCCCCGGTATCACCTCGGGGTACGGTCAGGGTGTTGGTGCCAGAGTCGAAGCTGACGCTGGTGCCCTCCGCGCCAGTGGACACGTTCAGTGTCTGAATCGAGGTCGCGCTGGCTGCGGCGTTGGTGGCAGAGGTGGCTGCGTTGGACTCAGATGTCGCGGCATTGCTTGCCGACGTTGCGGCCTCGCTGGCCTTGGTGGTGGCAGTTGTTGCAGAGGCTGCGGCGCTTGTGGCCGATGTCGCTGCCGCGCTCTCGCTGGCTGCGGCGTTAGTCTCAGCGGTCTCCGCGTTTGTCTCTGCCGTCTCGGCGTTTGTCTCAGCGGTCTCGGCGTTAGTTTCCGCAAGCTCTGCTGCGGTCTTAGCCGTCTCAGCCGCAGACTGTGCAGCTTCCGCCGCAGCTTGAGCGGCCTCGGCGGCGTTCTTGCTCGCCAGCGCGTCAGCGGTATAGGCGTCGGTGGTGGTCTGGTCGGGGGAGCCTTGGTAAAAGCCGCCAGAGGTGTCGGTCTGGGTGACCGCGTTCTCTGCGATGGTGGACTCGGTTGCGTCTTCAGAACCTACCTGCGTTGCAGGCGGGTTGTCCTTAAAAAATCCAGCCATCTCTTAGTATCCCATTTGGACGGTTGCAGTCGCTCCTGCGTTCTCAGCCATCGCAGCGTGCTGCATCAGTCGGCCCATGGCGTTCTGGTAGCCGCCCTCCCAGCGGGAGCCGTCGCTGCCTAAATACTGCGCCGCCTCAGACAGCGCACCGTAGAGGTAAAGCTCTGGCGCTGCGGCAAATACCACATTGCTGTTGGCGCTGGTCGTTAATCGACCGGGGTCGTAGTAGTAGATCATCCGAAGCTCGTCGCTATCGCCCACCGTGGGCACCGGGTAGAACCGCAGACGGTAGGTCTCTCGGGCAAAGACCTCGGGGGCCACACCAGTGCGCTCGGTGTAGCTGTGGATCTGTGACAGCGTCACGCGAGATATGGGGTCGTAGTTCCAGAACAGATCCTTGGCCTCTAAGAAGTCGGAGGGCAGTGTCGCATATCCGTCGCTGCTCAGAGTTAGAAGGATCGTCTTCTCGTTCACTGGCGCTCGAAGCTCGTGGTAAATCCGGTTCTCCGCAAGCTCGATAAAATCTGGTATCACCGATGTTAGGTCTTCGCGGTTCAGCCAGTCGGCTATCGAGACCTTTAGGCCATCGTAGGTGCTTAGGCTCATAGTCTACCGCCTCGGGTTCTTAGGTACGCATACTCCGGGGAGTTCAGCTTCTTCTTGATCTTCTGCTGATCCTCGTATGTCGGGGCCATCACGTTGATGCCCTCCTTCATCCACTCCATAACCACAACAGCCGGTATGGTCGCAACACGGGCGGTGTCGCCCCACTTGGTGTGCTTGTCGGCCTCGTTGGCTTGGGCGATGTTGTTGGCGATGATGGGGGAGATGTCCTGCGTGTGCGCCACATGCAGCTTGTCTTCCATCTCATCGTGTTGAATTAGGGTCTTCAAATCGGACATTTCTTCCACCTCAAAAGAAAGGGTGGCGACCCCCGGAGGGGCCGCCGTTGCTCAGGGGAGGGATGAGCAAACTTTACGCGGTCAGTGCGTCGATCTTGCCGCTGGCCTTGTCGTTTTCACATACCAAGGTCAACTCAGTCAGCATCTGACGCTTATCGCTGTCGCCGGTCTTAGCCAGAACAATCGTCTGCATCGGACGCAGTACGGCGCGAGACCAGTACTCGGTGTCCAGAACCAGAACGGTGTTGGCGTCGAGGAAGCGGTTAGGAACGACCGATACCTGCCCAAACGGGGAGATGATCACGTCCACCGCATTAACCAGCGTGGTGCCGGTGGCGAAGTCGCGCTGACGGCCTGACGCCGTTGCGAAGCCTGCAACCGTTACAGAGTGAGATGGAGTCACCTGAACTTGGTTAGGCTCGCCGCCTTCTTCGTAGCACTTCTGCAAAACGTCCAGAAGCAGGGCTTCCGTCAATGCACGGTTAGTACCAGCAGTGTTGGTCGTCGCTGCGTTGATCTGGTTCGCGGCAGAGGTCAACTGACGTGCAGTTGAGCCGTTACCGGCGGTGCCAGCTTGTCCAGCGCCTACGAAGGCGTGCTCGATGTCGCGCTTGATTTCCTTACCGGCCTTGGCGATGGCATAGGCCAGATCGCTGGTGCGACCGTAGGTGCCAACCGCTTCAGCGGTGCCAGATACCTGTACCACCTTGTCGAAGATCTGCGTGTTTGCAGTCTTGACGGTCTGGGTGATCGTAGAGGCAGTGCCAGCGTCCGCGCCTTCCACGGCGGCGTTGGTGCCTACCGCAGCCAGCTCGTCTTGCAGCCACTGGTGCAGAGTCGCAGATGCAGTTGAGGTGCCGATGCTAGAAAGCATGGGCGTAGTGGTTGGGCTGATGTCATAGATGATGTCCTCGACATCTTCACGCTTACCAACCTGATCGAAAGTTTTTAGAGTACCGCTTACTGTGGGCATTTTATTTCATCCTATTCAAGAGGGCTGCCGCCGCGTCATCAACGGAGCCGGTCTTCCTCAGTCGCTCCCGCGTCTTGCGGGCGCTCTCTGACTGGACGGCCTTTGTCGAATCTGCTTTAGAGCCAGACAAAGTTTTAGTCGGTGACGGCTTCACTTTCTTCTTAGCCGCTACCTGTTTCGCCTGATCAAACTGCATTGCCTTCCACAGCGCGGTTATCAGCCTGTGATCGGAGACCTGATTGAACTCCTCACTGCTGACACCTAAACCTTGAGCATACTCCCCGATCTTGTAATAGAGATCGTTGTCCCAGTTGGGGATGTTGGTCTTCAGGACAGTCAGGCTCTCCTTCGCCGCCTCTTTCTGAGCAGCGTCAGCCTGTTGCTGTTGCTGAGTCTGGAACTGATCCGCCTGCGCCTTGATGTAGTTGTAGGTGGACTGTGCCTGCTCATAGGCCGCCTTGGCCTGCTTATATTGATCCGGGCTATCTATCGCTGCCTGCTCCCAGTTCACGTTCTGAAAACGCGAAAGGTCTGCGCCAGCGGCAGACATCAACGCATTCATGGTCGCCTCGGCCTCTGCGGTTTGTGACTCTAAAGCCTTCCGCTGCTCGGCTACCGCCTGCGTCTTCTTGGTGTAGTCGCTTTGCCTCAAGTACCCCAGCTTCAGCTCTTCGGCGGTCAGGCTCTCGCCATCAACCTCGAACAGTTGCTCTTTCGGTTCCTCCTCCTCGGCCTCATCGGTTGGGTCTTCCTCGACCTCCTCTGCCTCGGCGGTATCCTCTTCGGGGGCTTCCTCGAACTCCGCGTCCACTATGTCGGCCTCGTCGGCCTCTTGATCTTCGGATTCTTCCTCGGCCTCTGGCTGTTCCAGTTCGGACTCCAGTAGGGCGGTCAATCGCTCGATCTCGCTTGACTCAGCAGAATCCTCGGGGGTCTGTTCTGCTGGATCTATGTTCGCTTCAGCCATTCTACTCACCCTCCTGTTGTTTACGCAACTCTAAGTTGTTGATTAACGTAGCAAATTGCTGCACGAACATCTGACCTGACTTGAACATCATGTACAGTCTCTCGCGCTCCTCCTTCGCCTCGGGTGGTGTCTGTAATATCTGGTCAACTATCCCCTGATTCATCGAGCTGAAGGCTTGGTTGAACACCTCGCTGTTCAGCATCGCACTGGCCGCGTCGGCCTTGGCCTGCAACTCGTGCAGCTCCACAGTCTCTATATCGCTCATCATTTCAAAAAGTCCTCTTCAGGTTGCTTTAGTTTTTCCGGTTTACCGGGTTTTTCGGGTTTTTCACTTTTCTCGCTTTTTAGCTCCGGGGAGCGGCGGTACTCAGAGAATTCACGCATGGCGTCCTTGAAGTCTCGGCGGGGTTTTTTACGCTCCGCCGCAGCCTTCAGGAAGCCATCGAACCTACTTGTGTCAGCCAATGTTGACGTTCCTCCCTTGTTGTTTTTCTAGCTCCAGCTCCTCCTCGTCCATCTCGACCTTGTGCGCGTGCTGCTTCACGTCGATCATGGTCTTGGTCTCTTCGTTCTCCTCGTGGAACTCCTGCTTCAGTGTCTCCAGCTGAACCCGGTTCGACTCCTTCAGAGCATCCAGCTCCAGCTGGCCCTCGGCCACCGCAGTCTGACGGTCTGCCAGCTGGGCTTGGAACTGCATCTGCTGCATCTGAAGCTGCTCCTGAGCCTGCTGCTGCTGCTGCTGCATCTGCTGCATCTCCATCATCTGCTGCTGATACTGCGGATCGTTGGGGTTCTGCAAGAAGGCCGCACCGTCCTTAATGTTCAGCAGCTCGAAGGCTCTGGACAGCAGGGCGTGGCGCTGCTGCTGGCCGTAGAGGCCTCCAACGGTGGGGTCTGCTGGATTTGACGTGAACTGAGTATCCAGAGCCAGCAGCTTCTGTGCCTCTGCCTGCTGCTCCTCGGGGGTCAGGGCAACGGCCACCGTCATATCGGTGCGGTCGCCAAGGGCCGAGGGGGTCACTGTCTGATACTCGCCATCCATCGGCAAAGTAACCGCCTCGTTCTCGTACTCCACGCCCAGACGGTACAAGTCCTGCATCAACGGCTTCAGGAAGTTCTCGGCAAAGTTCCGGCACATGACCATGATCCGCCGGTTGCTGGCGTTCATGAAGGTGTTGATCAGATCGCTGGAGTTCTGCTTGCTGATAGCGGTGCTGTCCATGCCGCGAGACATCCGGCTGCTGCCAGAGCGCTGCTCCTTCTCCTGCTCGAAGTTCTCAATGGCGCTATAGACGTTGCCGTTGAGCTGAGGCGTGGGCAAGGGACGTACAACCGACTCGGGGTTGGGCGACATCACATCCACCACCGCACCTACCCGGTTGTCCAGCAGATCTCGTGGATTCTTGACCAGTGACAGGTTCGCAACCCACCGGCTGGTGGTGGTCAGCATCAGATGATCAACCACGCCACGCTTCAGGCTGCTCATCGTCTTCTGAAGATCACATAGCTGGTCGGCCAGAGACATACCATAGAAGCGGTGCGGGAGCGGGAAGGGCGTGAAGCTGCGGAAGGGCATCTCAGACACCAGCTCCACATCCAGCATGACGTGTCGGCTGTGGATGCACTTGTAGTACACGCACTCGTTAATCTGGGGGTCGTGGCGCTTGATGTAGCTCTCGTACAGCGTCACATACTCCCGATCCTTGGAGTCATCGGTGCCGAAGCGGTCGTTGCGGAAACTGTCCACGCTGTCGCGCCCCAGCGATCCGTCCTCCTTGAGCATATCCTCCTCATCGAGCTTGGCGACCGTATCCTCGTCGAAGCCCTCAGACAGCAGCTCGCCACGGGTACGCGCCATGCGGTGTGAGCAGAAGTCAGATCCCTGTATCGTCTTGGCCCGTGGATTGATCAGGAAGTCCTCCGGCTCCACCACCTCCACACAGACCTTGCTGGTGTTGATGCGGCGGCGGGTAGTACCAGACATAGACATCTGGCTGTAGACCGTCCCGGTCTGCTCGTCGATGACCTGAACTGCCTCCTCGGCAAGCTCCATAAGCTCAACGTCAGGATCTGACATCATGACATTAAACTCGTTCTCCCCGAATTGATCGAACTCCTCGGTCTCGTAGGCATAGTCCTGCTTCCAGTAGCGCTTGACGATGCCGGTCTTGGCAACCAGCGCGTCATGGATAACGTCGCTCAGGATCTTGTAGCCGTCGTTCTGCCGGTAAAAGTTATAGTTTGTCCACGCCGTCGCCATCCGCGCCCTCATGACATCCTCGGGCGACTGGGCATCGAATCGGCAGATGTTCCTGTCGGCGCTGAAGGTCTCCAGCATCATGGCCTTTACGGCCTCGACGGCGTCGAACACGTCCCGAGAGACGTGC